CCTTCTCTCTCTTTAATGTACGGAACGTTCTTTTGGTTGGCATTTCCTGTTGCAACTTTAACTACGGCATCATAAGATTCGGTCTGTGTTTTGCCTAGTCTATTTTTTAATGTACCAATATTATTATCAGATTCAGAATTATTGACATTGAATGTTGTAACATTATATGACCTTTTTAATGGATCAATTGATATCAATTTATTTGCCAACATACCAGAACTTATATTCTGTAATACATCTTGTGTTTTTGTAAACTCATAATCCAAAACGGTAAATATCTTCTCTTGTGCATCTTCGACCGGTAAATTTTTAAGTTGTGACTTGTATGTTATCGATGGAGTTTTTGAAAACATAGATTTGATAGACCTAAAATTGTATCCATCTTTAGTTTCAAAAAACAACATATCAGCACCAACCGTACCACCTGTCTTTGGTCTAGCATACGTAGACAACCAAGAAATGGTTTCAAATGGTTTAAATCTTGGTACAACAAAATCGTATACACCAGTGGTTTCTTCAATAACATTTATTCTGGACGAAGAAATTTTTAAGTTTTCTGATAGTATGTTACTTATAATATCAGATATTTTTGTTCCCACATAACTTTTAGTTACTTTAGTTTGTTCGGAAAGTAATAATTCTTCAGAACAAAAGTACAGCGTATAGATGTTTATGCTTGGATTAGCAGTCGGTAATCTATTACCAATCTTATAAACTCTGAAAGTATTCTTATTTGATGGTCCACCTACTGTCTTACTATAATCAATTTCTAAGTATTCATTACCAGCAAGTTGTAGAATTTCAATGAAACCTTGGCCATCAAGTATCGTTAAATGTCCTGAGGTGACAAAAGAAAACATGTCCTCATAATAAGACAATTCAACAATCAATTTCTTCAAATCTATTGAACCAGCTGTTGTCGTAAACAATAACTTGTTTATCGAAAAGTCTTGTGGGTAAGAAATGCCCTTATTCTGAACATTAATTAAATTATCACTCATGTTATGCTGCCATCAAATCGGTAATCTCGGTCTCAAGTTGATTCACATAATTGGTATTTAAAATTTTAATGTTTCTTTTTGCTTCATTTAAACCTAATTCATAATCATATAAAGATACTGACTTTGCTGTTGTACTAATGGTTACTTGTCCTGATGTAAACGTGGCAGTTTTTGTCGTTGGTACAAAATCATTGTATGTGTCTTGGTCAATTATCAATGTATTGGTTGTTATAATGTTTGTTCCACTATCAACTTGAGTTATTGTTTTTTCGTAATGGTGTAATGTAGTATAAACATTTATTGTTGGATATTTTTGTTGAATGTAATTATCAAAATTATTTGAACTTAGTGGCCAATCCCATTGTGGATCCAGCATCTCATTTACATATAGTATAATCCAATAACGATACACATCACCATAGTATTTGTGAGCAATAATTTCTGGTGTATCTCCGTCTTGTATATCATAAGGATAAAAGACTACTGGATTATTCAGCAATGTTGGCTTAATACTAGCACGTGCCATAAGGTTAGTCATAACCTTAGAATTTCCAGCAACGTCTGTGTAAAGTACTTTTGGTAGTGTTGAGAAATATTTCATTTTTTAATAACCATTATTGAAAATTTCATTTCTATCAATAAGAACGGTTTCTTTTAGTTGTAGTGTCATTGTTGTTTGTACTGGTGCACCATCAGAATGTGCTGCCCAACCATTAGGTGCATAATTAACATCAACACTTGTGATAACACTTCTTTTGATTTTATTTATTTTTGTATTTTCTACGCCGTTTGAATAAAATGATACGTCAAAATATGCTGGTGGCCTATAAAACATACCTTTTGTGTCTCTGACAATCTCTGGTGCAGCATAACCTCTAAACAATTTAATGATTTTTTGTATGTTTTGTGCTTCTTCTTTTGAGTTTGGTGAGAATACAAAAGACATAGAGAAATCTCTAAAATCGATACTTTCAAATAACAATTGTAATTGTGGATTTAAAGCATAACCAAATTTTTTCAGAGCTAACTGTGTTGCCGAGTTCTGAAGTGCGGCACCAACTGCACCACCAATTTTACCTAAAACACCAGGTAAACTTACAGCAACTTCCAATAAATCTTTTTGTCCATAACTAATTTGTGATTGAAATTCAATAGAATCTGGCATGTATAATTGAATTGAGGCCAATGTACGGCCAACGTCAGGACTCAAATTTTCTGAAAATGTTTTATTTGTGTCTGTTAAATTTTTGAATGCGGTAGTAGCCCAATCTTTGGCTTCTTGAATTAGTGCTGCTTTACCTTCAACCGTATCTGGTGCATTTACAATTTTTTGTAAGTCAACCGTTGCAGAAATAACCTCTTTAATGTCAAATCTTACTACGTGACTCTTAGTTGCAGAGTTTAAATCGCTTGGATATTGTAACGATGATGATGAATATGGATTATTAAATAATGAACCTAAAGGACCTTTATTCAGTCCTGGAATGGTTATACCACCAATAGATGTTGGAATTGAGATGATTGCCATGGTTTTTTTTAAAAATTGTTATACATATATTTATGGCATATTCAGGAACATTTAGACCAAGAAATCCTCAAAAATATATTGGGGACCATACAAATATCATATACCGCTCTAGTTGGGAGTGTCGTGTAATGGATTGGCTTGACCGAAATCCAAATATCGTATCTTGGGCGTCAGAAGAAGTAATCATACCTTACAAATCACCAGTTGACGGCAAGATGCATCGTTATTTCCCAGATTTTGTCGTCAAATCACGTGGAAATGATGGTAAAACTAAAACTATGATGCTCGAGGTCAAACCTAAAAAACAAACCAAGGCACCAATTCCACAACGTAGAGTCACCAAACAATACATTACTGAAGTTACAACTTGGGGTGTCAATCAAGCCAAATGGAAGGCTGCTACTGAATATTGTCTTGACCGTGGTTGGCAGTTCATGCTAATAACGGAAGACCATCTAGGTCTCTAACTAAATAACCGATGAACACAAGACCATCATTACTCACCACATTATCAGAAGAAAAAGCGGCCGCTGGTTACGAAACAAATAGCCGTGAATCTTATAAGTGGCTCATGCAAAAGATTGCTTCTCTAAGAAATCCAGCTGGACAATCCAGATTGATGACTAAAGAAACGAATCGATATGTAAGGCCTTCTGATAGACAAAAGTTTTTAATGGGTGGTTTATACTTCTTTGTATATGATCCTAAAGGAAAGTCAACTCTACCATATTATGATAGATTTCCTTTGGTTATACCACTTAAAAGAACACCTGATGGTTTTATAGGACTTAACCTACATTACCTACCACTTAGATATAGAATCAATTTCCTCAAGAAATTGTTACCATATGCTATCTACAATGATGAAGATGAGATTAAGAGAATCCGAGTGACATATCCGATGTTGGATGCGTCATCCAAACTAAAAGAATTCAGACCTTGTATCAAACAGTATCTTTATAGCCATGTTAAGTCCAGGATTCTTTCGGTAGAACACAATGAATGGGATATAGCGGTATACTTGCCAATACAACAATTTAAGAAAGCTAAGCCACAAGAAGTGTGGCAAGATTCAATACAAGATATAAGGACACCATAATGGCCGGATCAATTAACGATTTCAAGTCATCATTTAATACCGAATTAGCAAGACCACATCGTTTTGATGTGGAGATTCCTATTCCACTTGTGTTGATTCCGTACAACCCAACGGCTAGAAATTTAAGATATCGTTGTGAATCTGCTCAACTACCAGGCAGAACATTCGCTACTGCTGACCAAAAGACATATGGTCCAATCGAAAAACATCCATATCTATCAACATACAACGATTTAGATTTGATATTCATTGTTGATGGTGACATGAACCAGAAGATATTTTTTGATGCTTGGATGAACTATATCAATCCAACATACAGTAATGATTTTAAATATAAAAATGATTACTCGACCGCAATTACTATCAATCAGTATGATACGACAAACAAATTAACTTATTCTATAAGTGCTTATGGTGCGTATCCTATCTCGATGAATCAATTAGATTTAACATGGAACGATGATAGTTACCATAAATTGTCAGTCACATTTGCTTATACATATTGGCAAAACAATTCTCTACAGGCTCTTGGTATGGGATTGTTGGAAGCTGGTTTGGATACACTTATAAATGGTTCTGGTACACCTGATGCTGCATCAAGTACCGATATTACTACACTTAATCCGGACGGATCGAATTTTACACAGTATTATTAAGGAGTGATAATTATGGCTTTGCCGAAAATTGATATACCAACATATGAAATTGAATTGCCAATTTCTAAAAAGAAAATTAAATACCGACCTTTCCTTGTGAAAGAACAGAGAAACTTGCTGATGGCCATCGAATCTGATGAAACATCAACAATACAACAAAATATTAAAGACATTCTGTATAACTGTACCTTGACAGAAGGCATTGATATTGACAGATTGCCAATTCTTGATATCGAATATTACTTTATCAACCTGAGAGCCAAGTCGGTTGGTGAAGTTGTTGAATCGAGTTATCGTTGTAATAACGAGGTCGAAGGTGTTGCTTGTAAAAATATAATGAAGGCTAACATCAACTTACTTGAAATTAAGCCAGATTTGTCAAATATTATTAATCCAGAAATTCAATTAACACCAACACTTACAATCAAGATGAAATATCCTGAGTTTGGTAATGTTAAAGAATCTTTGAATATGGATAATTTAACCGACATAACCTTCAGTATGATTGCAAACTCTGTTGAATACATCTATGATGGTGAACAATTCTATTATGCAAGCGAAGCAGAACCTGGTGAAATGCTCGAGTTTATCGAATCATTGAACCAAGAACAATTTGATAAAGTAGAAAACTTTTTCAATAATCTTCCACGAATGACTAAGAATGTACAAATGAAATGTGGTAAGTGTGGTTTTGACCATACGATTGAGGTGGAAGGGTTAGAGAATTTTTTCGGCTAACATTTCGTCATGATAATTTGAAAAACTATTACACGACTAACTTTTCATTGATACAACACCATAAGTATAGTCTAACTGAACTTGAAAATATGATGCCGTGGGAACGAGATATCTATGTTGCCATGTTGATACAATATATTGAGGAAGAAAACCAAAAACTAAAAGAACGTCAAAGAAGATAAATGGCAGAACTAGGTAAGAAATCATTAAACATGGCCAAATCACTCGGTGGTGCTATTGGCCGTGGAGTTGACTTCATCTCAGGCAAAAAACAATCACCTGAAAAACTTCTTGGCCAAATCTATAAGATGATGCTCAAGGTACAAGAAGAGCAAGATATTGACCATGAATTGGCCATGCGTGACGAAAAGAAAAAAGAAAAAGATGAGGCTGAAAGAAATGCAGCCCTCATCAAGGCATTAACGGCACGTAAGAAACCTAAGATTAGAAAGCCACGTAAGAAAAAAGAAGAGGTTAAGAAAGAAGAAAAACCAAAAGAAAAGCCTGCCGAAAAGAAAACAGAAGAAAAAAAGACAGAACAAAAAAATAAACAAGATGATGCTGCTAAGGAAAAAGCAGATAAAGAAGCTAAAGATAAAGCTGATAAAGAAGCGAAAGCTGCAAAAGATAAAGCAGACAAAGAAGCTAAAGATAAAGCTGATAAAGAAGCGAAAGCTGCAAAAGATAAAGCAGATAGAGAGGTTAAAGCAGCCAAAGAAAAAGCAGAAAAAGAAGCAGAAAAAGCCAAAAAAACTGCTGAAAAAGAACAGGCTGAAGCTAAAAAGAAAGCTGAAGAAGAAGAAGCAAGAAAAAAAGAAACAGCTGAACCGGTTAAACCACCTGAGGCTAAACCACCAAAAGCAGAGCCTGCGACCAAACCACCAGAAGTAAAACCACCACCTTCAGCAGCAAGATTACCTCCTATTGGTGCATCTGCAGGAAAAGCAGCTTTAATATCCGCACTAGC